TTCATATTCTAATCCTTTTGATTTATTTATATAACCAAGAGGATTAGGATATCGTTTATTTTATAATCCGCTCAACTTGCCATGATTGCCTGCATGAGATGGTGGTTTCCAATCGTATCCGTGTGTTTCCATTGTCGGTTTTATTAAATCTGGCAAGTTTAAAGGATTTGGTCGTGACGCTTTAACACCTACTTGTTTATTCATGTTCGCTTCATGAACTGCACTCCATGCAGAGTATGCATTTACTCCAAAAGCATCGAGGGTGCCGATCGCAACTACACACAGATCGATAAGACCGTCAACAACTTCTTCAGCGTCAACCTGCTCGCTGTTTGCAGCTGCTTTGGTTTCGTTGAGTTCTTCTTCAAGAAAACCTAAACGAAAGTTTAAAAACTGTCTCAGCTTGTCAGCATCAAAAGTTTCGATTGCGGAGTGCACACCATATTTTGCATGCATATCATAGATGTCTTTTACCCAATTTGTACTCATAATGTTTGTATTGTATATATCGTTAGTTAAAAAAGTCTTCGAGACTTGCAACAGGAGTAGCTCTCCAATGAACTGCATCAAGCACAAGCTGAAGAGGATCTAAAAAGGTTTTTTCGAAAAGCAGATCACGATCGATCCAGCGATCAAGCTCAAATTCTGTTGGCAGCACATCTAGAAAGCCTATAACGTTTTCACCCGTTGGATTGCCTTTTCGCAGATAGACATACTTCATCTTGTCACCGCCTTTGATAAGATGATACTTTTGAGTCAGCAACTTTTGTTTGAGAAGCGAGTTGTACATAATAGCGGCACGACTGTTGATTGGCGTACCACTTTTGTAGGGAGACCTGATTCCATTCGATCCTCCAACACGCTGACTCCATTTAGTGATATCTGACACACCACGAGGAAATGCAATCTTTTCGACTGGTTCGTTGTCAAACTCTTGTCTGAATCGAGCGACTTCGCTTTGTATGTCAGTCTCTTCTTTGGTCACGAGCGTTTTGAATATCTGCTTGAATGCATCACGACAAATTTTAGGAGTGCTGCTCTTGATAGCTTCGATGCCTTTCATAACAATCTTAGGCTCTGCATATTGCACACCTTCGCTGCTCAAGACGTTGAGCAGATAGCGTTTCTTAGCAGTAAAGATAGCGACGCTGCTAATCTTTTCAACCTTCATAACCATTCGATTTTTATAGGCGTTTGTCTTGACAGCAAGCGAATCGTATGCTGCACGAATTACTGGCTCGAGTGCTTCTTTGCCAAACTTTATGAGAAACTCATGGGGATCTTTTGGCGAGCACTGCTTTACAACATCAGAAAGGTTGATGTAGATAGAGTCTGTATCAGAAGCTGTCACGCGATCTTTAGGCTTAACGTCTTTCAACGCTTTGCTGAGATAGCTGTTTACTGCTCGCTCTGCAGTGTGAATCGCGAGCTGACCAGCTAGCGTGATGCCTTCTGCAACGTCGATGCTAAAATATCTCATGTAAGGATTCGCGATGGCACCATAGAGACTGTTTAACAGAATCTTGAGACACATCTGACGATTGTTCGCGAGGTCGATATTGATTTGCAGCTCACGATACTCTTTGCTGTTTTTATCGACAAGCTCTGCTTGCTTTTCATATTCAAGCATGCTTTTCTTTACAGCGACACGCTGACCATAGAGTTCTTCGATAATTTCAGGAACGATGCCTTGCTTGTCTCGTCTAAACGCTGCTCCGTTTGCTGCAATCGCAAGATTGTTTTCAGGAGCCCATTCACGATCGCTATGCAGTATCTTTTCTACTCCATCATGCTGCAACTCTGCAACCTTCATATGAGGTACGATAGTCTCTGGACTCATGTTGTATTGCACGATGAGATTTGGATAGAGACTGTTCAAGTCGAAACTCATGACCCATTCATGACGACCGACATGCGGATCTTTAACGAAACCTCCAGCATAGTCAGTTTTAAACGATCGTGTATTTGGAGGAATAGCAATCTTACGAGATGCTAGCTTGCGAAAGATGATGCTGTCCCAGATTGCAACGGTTCCTAGCGTATCGTTGTAGTTTACACCGCCAAAGTATGCAAGAGTAAAGACAAGACTGATAAGACCGAGCTTGGCTTCAAGACGTTCGATAAGTTCAATGTCAACAATGTTGTAGTCGATAAAGGTTTGATAGTCACGATCGTAGAGTTCTGTGAGGTTGCCATATTCGCTGTAGTCAAGTTTATTTTGACCGAGCACAACTTCTGCAATAAAGTCTAAGCGATAAGATTCTTGTGCGCCATAGGTATTGGCTGCAAACTTTTTGAAAAGATCAAGATAGTCTAGCTGCTGAATGCCAAAGATGTTGTAGAGGTAATTTTCTTTGCCTTTGATCATGAGCGCTTTTTGTTCAACGACAGACCAAGGAGAAAGGCGTTTAGCAGAATCATGACCGAGCACTCGTGATATACGATTGACAAGATAAGGCATATCAAACAAACGAATGTTCCAGCCCGTGACTACGTCAGGTGTATTTTTCGTGTCATGCCACCATTCGATAAAGTCTTGAAGCAGCTCGATCTCGCTGTCGAACTGCCTAAACTGTTTCTTCAAATGAGGAACCTTTGATCGAGAAGCGTCGTAGCTTTTTAAGCCCCAAACTATATAGTGATCGAGACGACTGCTCTTTAAGCCGATCGCAGTAATTTCTTGATCAGCAATCGAGGGCTCAGGAAAGCCATCATCTGAACGACACTCGATATCAAGCGAGACCACATCGATGCGTTTAGGATCATACTTGATCTCATTTGGAAACTCTGCTTGAATAAAAGCAGGTATATGACGATCATTTCCATAAATTTTAAAACTGTCTATGCCTTCGTAGTTTTTGATAAACGACCTTGAATCTGACATGCTTTCAAAGCGCATAGGCTCGAGAGGCACACCTTCAAGCGATCTCCATTTTGCATTGGGATCTTTGCTCTCGAGGTAGAGAACTGGTCGAAATTTGTAGGTGTTGTAAACTTTTACTCCATCAGCATCATAGCCTCGATAGAGCAATGAATTCATTCTGCGTTCGATACAAGTATAAAAGCCGTTAATCATGTAAGGGTACTATACCATAAACCGGCAAAGATGTACACAACAATCTTTGCCGGTTTAGATTATATATCAATGTTATTTGGTTTTTTCGATTACGATTTTGCGAGGTTTCTTCTCTTCTGGAACCTGCTTCTCAAGCGAAACAGATAGTATTCCATTTTGTAGAGAAGCTCCGCTCACGATGACATGCTCTGCCAACGTAAAGCGTCGCGTAAATTTGCGGGCGCTGATGCCCTTATGGGCATATTCTCTTTCGTCTTTTTCAGACTTTTCACCAGTGATCACTAGCGAATTTTCTATGGTTTCGATGTCGAGTTCCGACTCAGCGAATCCAGCGACTGCCAACTCAATGACAAACCTATCTTCGTCGAGTTTAACCACGTTGTGTGGCGGATAAACATTCGAATTTTCCTTGTTAATCGAATCAAACTCTTGAAAGAGCTGATCGAACCCTATGCCAAACGGCCTATACAGTGTGTTTATTTTCATTTTCGTTTCTCCTATTTAAGCGAGTTTTATATGTATTCACAGACCCATCGCTGGCATCTGTGTTGCCGCCACCATGGCAGCAATGTTATTTATATTGAGGCATCACAAATTCTTTGAAAGAAAGCAACTTTCTGCTAGAAATTATTTCAAAGAAAGTTTTGGCCTCTTCTGAATTTAGCTTCTTGTAGTCAAACGATACTTCGCTGTATATTGGGCGATAGTGTAGAGTACGTTCTTTGGCAACCAAGAGCAGCTGACCAGTAGTGACCATTTCTGCTTTCTTGATGTCTCCTGTACGTATAGGATTCATAAACTTGTCGTCGTTTGGTTTTTGAGACATAGCTTCAAGAAACTCGTACGGATCAGCTATGGTATTGTCACGAAGATAGTTGTTTACTATTTCCCAACGTGTTTCTGAACTTTTACGAGCAGCTATGAGATGATCGTCCTGAGCATTTTTGCTGTATCCGAGATTAGGCATATCGATGCCATGATTTGTGCGAACACAGTGATCGTCTTCTTGAGTTATTTCTTTTAGTTTGTAGACATACTCACGAGGATTTTCTTCTGTAGCGTCTGCCTTTTTTACAGTAAATCCACCTTCGAGAAGATAGCATGTTTCAGGGTTAAAGATGAATGTCGCTCCAGCAAGTTCTTTTTCAATAAGATATTGCGCCGCTTCTTTTGGCGTTTTACGACGAAGCGCGTTGCGAATAGCCAGTCCGTCAGGAGAAACGATAGGTGCCTTTTTCTTATTTTTGCTGAGTACTTTTTCTCCTTCTTTTTCGTCGCTCTTGACGCTAAAAGAAGCAGATATGATAGACAAGCCGTATTCGTTTACGCCTTCTGTCCAGCGAGTTGTCTGATCATCAATAAAGAGGCGTTGTATGCCGTCACGGTTTGAGTTTACAACCTTGATAGAGGTTGAATAGTTTCTGTCGCGATTTTTAGCGCCGACCCAACCAAATTTCTTGATGTATTTTACTGCTACTACACACATATGATAATTGCTATTATACTATTTATAATGTGGCGGTTTTACCGCGATTTAACCATCTTTCTCAGACCATTTAGCAGAGAGATAGCAAGCTTTGCACTTGTCGGTCCTGGCCATGGAAAGCTTAGACCAACTACTCCAGTCACAAACAGCAACAACATTCGTGTGCCTTCTGTGCCAGCAAAGAGTGTTGACAGCGCAAAATTTCCTGAAAGTGCAGCTAGTATATCTGAAGAGTCAAAGTCGTAGGACAGATCACCAGTAAATGACATATTCAACCAGATATAGAGCAGCATACCCGCAACTGCAAATCCGCCTATTCTTTTTACGGTAGGATGCTTTTGCAACCAACTGTCAAGATCACGAAGAGCCTCTTCAGTCCATCGACCAATTTTAGTTTTTGAAACGTATTCTGCAATCGCTCTCTGTATCTGTGCGTATGCAGCAAATCCAGCCTTTATTGATTTCCAAAGGTTCGCTAGGTTAAAACGCAGCGCGCTAAAAAACTTAAAAACTCTGCTGTCTTTGAATAGAGCCAGAGTGTCTTGCAAGTTTGCTCCAGCATTGGACGCAAGAGTCTTTATAAAGTCTAGCTTGGCTCGCACTCCAGATGTCAAGCCACGTAAAATGCTTTCAGACAACTCAGAGGTTTCAAGAAGCGATAGAGCTTCGTAGTAGTCGTGCTCTTCTTGAAGTGAATAGGAGTTGTACTCAACGAAGCTTTTCATGCCTTTTTCTTAACGTTACCGATGCTGTATTTCGAACGCAGGTCCCAATTAAATTTGTCTCTGTGCGAGATGATTTTAATTTGTTTTAGACTTGTTGTGTCTTTAGCTTGGTTTCTATCGACAATTTCAAGCAATCCCCAATCAGAAAGAAGAACTGTGATTGTATTGCGACGACACATGTCGTCATACGTAAATGTAGACGGCTTGCCATCAAGCATAAAGAGTTCTTTAAAATGTACGATAAAGTAGCGACCTTGCTTATGCAAGATGTGACAACTTTGAAAGAGTACGTTTTCTTCGCGCTTAGAAGAGACTCCAATACGAGAAAGAGTTTCTTTAATCTTTAAAAAATCATCAGGGTCATTGAGATAGACCTCGAGCATTTTAGAAGGAGACCAATCAACGATATCAGTGGGGGAAAGTGGTACTGTCATAACGATATACTATATTTATAATATATCGCGTTTACTATTTATCGACCACTTCTGCTTTTTCGCGCAGCTTTATTCTTTTTGCGACGCTTTTCTACTCGCTTTGGAGACAAGTTCTTTTTACCAGAAGCGATTCTCCAGCCTCCCGCCATCATACGTTTAATAAACTTAGACGGATCAATCTGAAGTTTTTCGACTGGTGTGTCTGACAATACTTCTGCTTCAATTACTTTTTCGTGTGCTTCCTCCGACATCTCTTTTATTTTTTAGTTGTGTTAGTTGTGTCTGTGTAAACAGATCAAATACTGCTCGTGCTTTTTCAGCACTATAAGAGTATTCATCCATAATACACTGTATATATTCAGAGTCATCTGACTTTTTTGACCATTTGCTAAATCGTTTGCGAGCACGTATTCCATGCTTTAGAAAATCATACTGCATCTTGTATGGCAAGAACGCTCGCTGATTCATCTCGTTTGCAAACAACACAGTGTCATTGAAGTATGACAGCCCACGATTTACGATAAACGGCACATACTGCTTGTCAACCGCATTATAGTCAAGTGCTTCGCTGTTGTCTGCACGAGCAGACTCTAGCAAATTTTTACCGCTTTGACCTTCATTGATACTGTTGATAAAGTCAAACGGCGATAGTTTTTTATTTTCTATAGCCATTCAAGATTTCCCATCAATTCAGTCATGCATGCAACCATATTCAACTCTTTGTCAGCCATAAATCCTGCTTTATAGGAATAGTCAGCAAGAATAAGAACTGCTGAAGGAATTGAAGCAGGAGCGACAGTGTCATATAGACTGTCATAAAGTTTACGAAAAACTACTGCGCTGTCGAGTGTGCTGTTATTTACAACCCATGAACGCATAGACTTGAAGTCTTTGCCTTTGAGATGACGAGCCAATTCAGCGATGCTTTGATCAGACATGCCAACCAAGATTGCGGTTGGAATCTCGCCGCTTGTGCTGTATCGCTGACACTCGTTGAGCACACGTCTCCAGTCTGGAGCGTATCGAATGATAAGTTCTGCAAGAGTTTTTTCATGATACTTAACACCTTCAGTGTCTAAGATAAACATAAGACGCTTCATAAAGTCTCCAGCGAGAGTCGCTAAAGATTTTTTAGTGGTATTAAATTCGATGACTGAACAGCGACTGTGTAGCGGCTCGATAATCTTGTTTTTGAAATTACAAGTAAGAATAAAGCGGCAGTTGTTGCTAAACTCTTCGATAAACCCACGAAGCGCAGGCATCGTACTCTGTGGATTGAGATAGTCAGCCTCATCAAGAATAACTACCTTATATCCACCATTCAATGAAACTGTCGAAGCGAACTGCTTGATTTTGTTTCTCAATACATCGATGCCGCTCTCTTCAGAGCCGTTGATCAACATATAGTCTAGATCTAAAACATTGCACAGCGCTCGAGCAACCGTAGTCTTGCCAAGACCTGCAGAGCCAGCCAACAGCAGGTTAGGAAGTTGCCCTCCTCGCACAATCTCGTTGAATGTCTTCTTTAGCTCTGCAGGCAATATGCAGTCATCAATCGTTTGTGGTCTGTATTTTTCAACCCATAAGTATTCGTCTTTTTTCATAGAGCTATCTTATACCAAAGTGATTTGTTTGTACACACTTTTAATTTCTTCTGCTTCATGCTCAAACTGAGCAGCAGTTTTCTTATGGTATAGTTTAGCAACTTTGCGAACTAACGGTTTTGGCAGATTAAACGCATCTGCTGTAGCGTCTATAATTTCTTTGATCTGATCTCGTGCTTCGTCTATCTTGTAGAGTTCAGTAGAGATTTCACGAATTGCGCCTAGCAATTCTTTTTTTGTTTTATCGTCTTCAAGTTCCATAATATATTATTTTTCACCAAAGTAATGCACGTATGCAAGAAAACCCGTAAGGGTCCAAAAACCCAAAGCATAGATGAAGGTCATGACGGGACTGTTAGCACGTCTCTTTGATTTCGCGACTCCAGACATTCCTCCTTTTGGATTCATATATTGCAGCCATAAAATTATTCTGCCAGGAAGCACGAACAATTCGTAGAGTGGGTTGCATGCTTCAGTCCCGTCAAGCCTATCTTTTGCCATATCTTTATTGAGTTACAGTCTCAGCGGTGTCTCCTTCAACAAACTCAAATTTCATTTGATCGTCTTCAGTTGAAGCGTTAGAGGTTTCTGTAGTAGCATCTTCTTCTTTCGCTGGAATATACGTTTTGAGCTTTTCAAAAAGCGATCCAACGAGGTTGAATTCATTTGCTTCAAACCCGCCGCGACGAGATACTGTAGCAATAATGTTATGCATCAAAATAAGATCACCAAGAGTGATATCATTTCCTGTTGTTTGTTCAGTTGTCTGTTCTTCCATAATTAGTATATATTAGTTGTTAAACGTTGAAGTTTTCTCCAATGCGATATAGTATTGTAC